CATTTAACCAATGCCAATTTTTCTGCCGCGCATACCGCGCCACGTCGGTTGATCAACACCTGACCATCACGTGCCATCGCTTTCAAACGGCGTTCGAAGAATTCATATTCATCTTCTGTAATCGACAATTCATGTGCCAACGCTTCGATTTTTGTCGGCACACCTTTTTGTTCCAATAATTCAATGACCCATTCACGGCTGGGCAACGGATGAGCGTAACGTTGTTTCTCCCGCTCCAAATACGGGTCTTTTTCTCGTAAATTTAAAGATTTAGTATTTTTGTTCATTTTGATAGTTGACATTCTTTTTTTAAAATATATAATAGCTGCTTCTTCGCAGTTCAGGTAGTCAACTCTACCTTAAATTGAAGAATAAAGCAAAGCCCAGGTGGCGGAATTGGTAGACGCGCTAGCTTCAGGTGCTAGTGTCCTCACGGGCGTGGAAGTTCGAGTCTTCTCCTGGGCACCACTGATAAATCAATCAGTCAATTTTTCACATTATTCTGATAACAAGTCAGGATAATAGTCCACAGAGAGGTGGATGAGTGGTTTAAGTCGCACGCCTGGAAAGCGTGTATACGTGAATAGCGTATCGAGGGTTCGAATCCCTTCCTCTCTGCCATTTTCATTTTTATAAGTTTTTCATTACTTCTAAAACCGCATATTAAAGGCTAAGTTATCAATAACTTAGCCTTTTTTGTTATTCATCTGCTTTAAATTCATTTCGGGTATATTTCAATTCTTTTATCTTTTTTGTGGTATTTTATGTGTTATTACCCAAGGAGTAACACTTCATGCCAAAAATTGTGACGCCATTAAGCCTGTCTCAAATTAAAACAGCAAAACCTAAAGAGAAGGTTTACAAATTACCAGATGGGGGTGGGCTTGCCCTATGGATTTTGCCTTCAGGTTCTAAGTCTTGGAGGCTACAATACCACCGCCCTGATGGGAAAATGAACACATTGACGCTGGGTTTATTTCCACGTTTCGGACTAGCAGATGCGCGGGCATGGCGAAAGGAGATGTTAGAAAAAATCAGAAATGGAACTGATCCGAAGGCAATTTCTGCGGACGTAGGAGCAGAGTTTCGTTTTGAAAATTGCTTGGTACTTTGGTTTGAAAAATGGAAGAAATCAGGTGGCAAACAAGGGATGGGTAAAAATCCGCGTTATGCAGCGCAAGTACTGTCGGCTTTAGAATTGAATGTACTACCTTTTTTTAAGGGAAAGGATATTCGTTCGATCAAGACGGCAGATATAGTAGCTGTTTTAAGGAAAATGGAAGAACGCGGGGCGCTTGAATATTTGAGGCGGGTCAAAGGTGCATTGGGATTGATGTTTGATTATTTTGTAGCAGATGGCTCTATCACTATAAATCCAGTCAGTGTTATTGGGAAACAAGTATTCGATAGGCCGCCTGAACGTCATTTCGATACACTGCGCTTTGATGAGCTACCACTCTTAGTGGAGAAGTTAGAAACATCTAAGGGAATTGGGGAACGAGCGCGGCTATTAATTTATTGGCAACTTTTGAGTATGACGCGGCCGTCGGAAGCAGCAGGAACTCGTCTGGATGAAATTAACTTAAAGGCAGGGACCTGGGAAATTCCAATTGAACGGATGAAAACAAGGCCGCATGTTGTCCCATTAAGTTCCGCTTTGACACGAATCTATTTTGAGGCATTAAGATTAAATGTGAATGGAGTATTCTTATTTGAAGGTTCAGGGTTTACCAAGCCATTGTCGTCCGAGACAGTCAGACTAAAGCTTCGTACTAAAATGGGGCTGGATACAACGGCACACGGTTTGCGGAGTCTAGCACGAACTTATTTAAGGGAGGTTTATAAGGTTCGCAGAGATGTGGGGGAATTACTGCTTTCGCATGGCATTACGGATAAGACAGAACGCGCTTATGACCGATCAGAGCTTTTAGAGGAGCGACGAGAAATGCTGGAAAACCTTGGTCGAGATGTGATGGCATTACGGGAAAAGTATCGGATAAAATAGTTTTGAGGTCGTCTGAAAAGTTTTCAGACGACCTTTTTCTATATCCAAAACTTAAAAAACCCACCTAAAACCCCATCTGCTTGCCCACATATTCACTCTTTGCCAAAATCAAATCGTCATCTGAAGTGATATGTTCCTTGTGATTGTTGAGTAATGACAGCCGGAAAGACGGCATCCCAA